CTAGCAACGCCACCCATTCCACGGTAGGGGGCGGCTCAACATCAAGTGGAATGGGTGGCGTTGCTAGGGCTGCAAGTGTTGTCGCAAGCGTTGCAAAATCTGTTGCTGGTGGTGGATTTACTGATTCACAAAACGCGGCGCGTTTGGCAGCTATGGGTGGCGGTGGTTTTACCGATTCACAAAATGCAGCCCGTATTAGCATTACAGTTAACGGGGCAATTGACAAAGAGGGCACTGCCCGCACAATTGTTGAAACCTTGAACAGTTCTTACTATCGCGGCACGGGTGGTGCAACCGCGCTTGTGGCAATCTAATGACACAATGGAATCCCGTTTGGCTGGTTGAAATTGACGGCGTCGAATATACCGACGCAGTTTTGGCAAACCTGGTTATCCGTAGCGGTCGAACAAATATCTATGAGCAGGCGCAGGCGGGTTACGTTAACCTTCAGTTGATTGACCTTGCACAAACAACCGTCCCAGTGGCAATCAACTCAACAATTAGTGTTTCGGTCAAAGACACCGCAGGCACATTTGTTGCAATCTTTGGTGGCAATGTCGTTGATATTGGCTTGGAAGTCCGTGACGTTGGTTCGACAACTTTCACGCAGACTTATTCAATCACTGCGCTTGGTGCTTTGGCACGTTTGCCAAAATCATTGACCAACGGCGTACTTTCAAAGGATTTTGACGGCAATCAGATTTACACAATTCTTTCAGACTTACTGCTCAACACATGGGCTGAAGTGCCTGGGTCATTGACTTGGGCAACTTATGACCCGACAACTACTTGGGCAACGGCTGAGAACGTAGGCCTAGGCGAAATTGACCAACCTGGGGACTATGAATTGGCAGCCCGTTCGTCAAGTCGAACTGACGTATATTCACTGGTTTCAGCACTTGCCACTTCAGGTCTTGGTTATATCTACGAAGACGCCCAGGGAAGAATTTCCTATGCTGACGCAACACACCGCAGTCAGTATTTGCAAGCAAATGGGTATGTTCAACTTACGGCAAACCAAGCCCGTGCAGCTGGATTACGCACTGAAACCCGTGCGGGCGACGTACGCAATGACCTAACAATTAAGTACGGTGCGACAAGTAGTGCAGAAAAATCTGCCAGCGACGCTACTTCAATTCTTACTTATGGCACACTCGCACAAATCATTACAACAACACTTCACAATGCCACCGACGCTGAAGACCAAGCGGATTTCTATTTGGCATTGCGCAAAGACCCACAGGCGATTTTCAGTGAAATCACGTTTGACCTGACAAATCCTGAATTGGACAACGCCGACCGTGACGACCTGATTGGTACGTTCATGGGGCAACCCGTAGCAATCAACGACCTACCCGCCAATATGGGTTCAATCTTTCAAGGATTTGTCGAAGGCTGGTCGTTCCAGGCTTCCTACAACCAAGTTTCGGTTTCGTTGATTGTGTCACCAGTGGCGTATTCGTTGCAGGCACTTCAATGGGACGAAATTTCCAACACATTTACTTGGTCGGGCGTGTCGCCAACGCTTGACTGGGAAAATGCGACAATAGTCGTTTAGCGAAAGGGAAACAATGGCTAATCCAACAACCAACTTTGGGTGGGTAATGCCCACCTCGACCGATTTAGTTACCGACCTTCCAGCAGATTTTGCCATTTTTGGTCAAGCCGTTGATACTTCAATGGCTGAGTTAAAGGGTGGCACAACTGGGCAAGTGCTTTCAAAGACTTCCAACACTGACATGGATTTTACGTGGGTCGCGCAAGATGATTCAAACGCAATTCAAAACGCAATTGTTGACGCTAAGGGCGATCTAATCACTGCAACCGCAGCTGACACACCAGCCCGCCTTGCCGTGGGCACAAACGGCCAAACACTTGTGGCGGATAGTTCCACTGCAACAGGCTTGAAATGGGCTACGGCTTCAAGCACACCATCTTTTTCTGGCGTTTATTGTGGTGGAACAACGACACAAAGTATTTCATCAACGACACAAACTATCGTCACGTGGGACTTAGAAGTTTATGATACTGACGGCTATCACTCAACAAGCACAAACACAGGAAGAATTACTATTCCTAGTGGAAAGGCTGGTTATTATCTTGTCCACGTAGCGATTCAGTATGCAGCAAATGCAACAGCAGGTCACAGAACAGTTTATTTAGTAAAAAATGGATCAGTCTTTCTTAATGGTGGAGAATCAAGCACAGGAAACTCGACTGTTGGAACACTGACTTTTTATTCAATGATTGTCAATCTTGCCGTTGGTGATTACATTACTGCCGAGTGTTATTTTAATGGAACAATGAATGTCAATAAAGACGCAAATTATCCAGCGTCATATTTTCAAGCACAATACTTAGGAGCATAAAATGGATTTAGCCACACAAATCACAAACACATATCCTGAATTAACGGAAACAGATTTTGAGCCAATTAAAGGTTCAATTCTGTTAAAAGACGATGGTGATGGAATTCAATATATTGCCAAATGGGACTACTCCAAGCCATTACCTGCCGGATTAAAACTGGGCAAATAGTGGAACACTTGACTGAGAAGTTTCCCGTTGGCACTTCAGCTGCATTGATCGCAGTTGCAAAGGCTGAAATTGGCACAATTGAGGAAGGCGACAACCTGACCAAGTACGGCAAATTTACAAAGGCCGACGGTTTACCGTGGTGCGGTTCTTTTGTTAATTGGTGCTGCGCACAAGCGGGGGTCAAGATTCATTCAGTCGTGGGCACTGCAATTGGGGCACACAAATTCAAGGAAACAAATCGTTGGTCAAACATTCCGCAGTTGGGTTATGTCGCTTTCATGGATTTTCCACACGACGGCGTTGACCGCATTTCACACGTTGGAATTGTCGTTGGCTTAATTGACGACAAGCAATGCGTCACCATTGAGGGCAACACCAGCGGGACAGGCGACCAGCGCAATGGCGGCATGGTTATGGTGAAGGTTCGCAACGTTGGCAAAGAAATTGTTGGGTTTGGGATTCCCAAATTCGTACCTTACAAGGGCGAATATCCAACAGTTGAAATACCAAAATCGGGAGACAAACCGACAAAGGAGAAAACCAAAAAATGGACAAAGCCAAAGCCTTAATCGCTTCATGGGCACGATCATTCATGGCAGCAGCACTTGCCTTATACATGGCGGGTATCACTGACCCAAAGACACTTGCAATGGCAGGCGTTGCAGCGGTCGCACCAGTTGTCTTGCGCTGGTTAAACCCGCAGGATAAGAGTTTCGGGTTAACGGGGAAGTAACTCGGAAACTCACGGCAGCAGCATTGACTTGGGCACTTGCGTTAATGCTGACTGCTTGTGGGTATCAGGGTTGGACACGTTATGAGTGCCAAGAATATGAAAACTGGTCAAAACCTAAGTGCAAAAAACCGGAATGCGTCCCCACTGGAACGTGTACTGACGACATACTTGGATTCTCAACACTACAAACCAGCACGCCGTCGAACCCCTGAGGACGTCCACGCGCAGCTGATTTTGATAATTGGTTCAACACTGGCAGCCGTGTTTTTGGTTGTCACGGTCGGCATTACTTACGCACTCATATTCGTCACCCAGCCAATTGGCGCACAAGCACCCAATGACGCAGCGTTTATTGACCTATTGAAAACCCTAGCCATATTCCTGACTGGTTCACTGGGCGGTGTGCTGGCTGGTAATGGACTGAAATCCAAGCCAAAGTCAGGTGACACGCCGACACACACGCAAGGTTCTTGATTTGGCGCGCCTTATGCGTCACCCTGAGTGCAGGTGGTAGTCCTTACCACCAAGAATCGGGAGAATTCAAAATGGTCGTTGATCTATTAGACCCGCAGGTTTTGCGGGCGTTGTTCTTAATCGGTGTGCTTTGCATATTGTCAGCCGCACTGGGTTATTCAATCGGGCACAAAGACGGACGCCGTGAAGGCTATACACGCGGGCGGGCAATTAGTCGCCACATCTCACAAGCAACAAGGGAAGTGAAATAAATGGGATTCTTAGACAACTACGAGGCAAGCCGCGAACGTTTAGAACGCTGGTTGAAGACTTACCCAACCGGACGCATTGAAACCCGCATTGTTGAATTCAGTGCTGAAAAGGGTTATGTCCTAGTTGAAGCAAAGGCCTTTAAAGGTAAGGCACACAACGAAGACTGCTCAATTTGCAAAGACATTGTTGAACAACCAGCAGGCATTGACTACGCATACGGCTATCAGGGCGCATACCAACAAAACATGAAACGCTGGTTTGTTGAAGATACAGTCACCAGCGCAATTATGCGCGTGCAACAACTGGTCATGGGCGGTGCTGAGAGAAGCACCAAAGAGATTATGGAACAGGTTGAAAAGACTTCAGCAAAGGTTGCAAACGCTGACAAGGAATACGACTACTGGACAACCAAATTCGGTGAAGTGCCAAGTTACAAAACTGAAGAAGACATGGAAGCAGCTGGTATTCCAACTTTGGCGTCAGGCGTTGCAGAAATTGCAAAGCAACTGGGCGGTGAACTTGTGCCTGAAGCACCGCAATGCCGTCACGGACACCGTATTTTCCGCAGTGGAAACAGTGCAAAGACCAAAAAGGATTGGGCGAATTATTCATGCGTAGGGCGCAAACCCGATCAGTGTGACCCAATATGGCTAGTGCTAACCAGCGACGGAACTTGGAAGCCACAAGTATGACAAAACAACGCTTAGTCAAAATTCTGGTATGCATTGAAGTCGTCTTGTTGCTGCTGCTGATTTGGGTGGCATTTCTATGAGCGATTATATGGAGATAATCAACCCACAAACCATGATTGGCAAACTGCTAAAAAACGGTGAAGTGGTCGAAGAATACAAAATGGAACAATGCGACAAATGTTCAAGCCTTGTCAAATTTGACGCATTTGGCTACCAAAAAGGCTACGGCAATGAAAAGATTATTTGGTTTTGTGTGGGTTGCCGTTGAAAATGACCTTGACGCGTCAGGAAGAATTTACCTGCCACGACGCAGCAATACATTTGGCTAAGGCCAACACGGACTATTGGCAAACACGTTCAGGCGGTTACTCAACTGAAAAATCGCTTCACGATCTAATTGCACAAGACGCCCAAAGTATTGGCAGCGAATGGGTTGTTGCCAAATATCTCAACGTTGACTTTGACCCGTTTGAGCAAAAGGGCAAAACAAAGGCTGACGTTGGTTCGCACTTTGAAGTGCGTTGGACTAAATACGTTTCAGGGCAGCTGATAATTCACGAATACGATCGCACTGACGACGTGGCAATCCTTGTCACCGGTGAATCACCGCATTTCTTCATTGCGGGTTGGATTCCCATTGCTATGGCTAAACGCCCAAAATACCGACACACTAAACAACCAAATTGGTGGGTCACACAAATCAACTTGCAACCTATCGAAAACCTTAGGAGAAGCAACTATGGAAACAATCCAGTTTGAGTGCAGGAAATGCAAGAAAATAACAAAGCAGGTAATTCACAAGGTGACGGACAACCTGCCCAAAGGTGTGGAAGTGATTCAATGCACCAAGTGCGAAGTCATGGAGGTTGCACAGATAGGGATTTCCAATGCCAATCTATGAGTTTAAATGCACGGTGTGCCAAATCAGTGTTGAGGTGGATAAGTCAATCCACGACGAACGCAGTCCAATCTGCTGCAATCAAGACATGAGCCGCACCTACTCAACCTTTGGCATTTCCTTCAAAGGCACGGGCTGGGGTGGAAAGTGATTGTGGTGCTTATGGGCATTCCGGGGGCTGGAAAATCAACCTGGGTGTTGAAACACAAAACGGGGTTTGAACACGTTTACAACACTGAAGCGGTACGAATCAACCGTGAACTGGACATTGCCATGTTCATGCACATGCAACGCCACAAGGCCGTTGTTGCGGTGGAATCGGGCAAAGACCTCATTGCTGACGGGACGCACACAATCAAAACCCATAGGCAAGTGTGGTTGAACTTAGCTGAGAGATTAGGGATTGAAACCAAATTGGTTGTCTTTGATACAAGGTTGGAAACGTGTATCGAAGTGCAAAAACAACGTGAATTCCCAGCACCATTGAAGGTCGTACGCGATCATCACAAACGTATGCAGTTGGCAAAGTTGCACGTTAAACGTGAAGGCTGGGATTCAATTGAAGTTATTACACGTTAAGAGTTATCCACAGGCGTTATGCACAGGGGTGCAAAACTTGTGGGACACGCCCAAGTCCATGCGTAAGTTATTCAATTGCTTGACAGTCGCGGTACGCTGGTTTCGCTTGAAGCGAGCCGCTGAGGCGGATTGCTCGCAAGGGCGTAATCGGCTAATGGGCAAGGTCTATTTCATTGCGGCATTGCTTTCAATAACAAGCCTTACAGAATCAGCTGCTGCAAATTATTCAATAGACCATTTGAAGTTATATGCACATTCAAGGTTGTTGGACTATAAAGAATTTCAGTGTTTCAACAAAATAATTACAAAGGAAAGCCGTTGGTCATACACTGCACGTAATGGCAGTCACTACGGCTTAGGGCAAATGCGAT